CTTTGGTGTTTCTTCTTTGATAAAATTGGGCCATCAGCGTCCAACGACCGGGCTGACTTCTACCTGCAGTAAAACAACCCGCATGAAATCTCAGGGCGCCTGCAGATTGAACGTGTGGCACCCCTGGCATATCTTCTCGGATGTCCTGTGGACATGATGACAATCCCCGCACCCCGAATAGCTCATGTGGGCATTATGGGGATCGAGATATGAGGCTGCAAGTTCTTTATAATCTGCATGGCAGGTCAGCATCTGCTACCTCTAGCTGAACGGTTGCCAGATTCCTTGTTGTAGTTACTCCCGTAGGGGCATAAGCTGCTATAGCTGTATAAACACTTGCGATATTGCTCATGCTATTACCACCTTTATGTAAGGTTGTATCAAAGCCATAATGTCACCCGGCACACCTTCAGGAATAAGAATTTGTCCATCTGGTGTTACTACCAGATCACCGCTCTTGGTGTTTTTCATGTCGTACATCCATTTGCAGATACGCCATGCCGCCAATTCTATGTCAGCTGGTGGTGTTTCAGAATAACCCCACTTTCCATTGATAGTCACTGTGGGATAAGCCCAGGCTCCATCGGTTAGTACGCAGCCATAGTAAGGAGGACCATCTTCCGGCAAGTACAGTACTGTTGGGCTATCTGTAATAGTCACTGCTGTACTGGTTGCCAGCTCACTAAAAAAGTAGAGTTTATTTCCATCAAACCGATTAGGAACGCTGCTTAAACGGGTATAAGCTTGATCTGTAGCTGCCGCAGCATCAAATACTCTTCCGGTCTTTTTCTCAATAAAAGCCTCGGCTGATGCCAGTATAGCCGTAAGCAGGGTATCATCCCCCGCTCCTACTACCTTACAGAATGTTTTTACTTCTGCCACTGTTGTATAAGCCATAATTTATCCTTGTGGGGAGGGCTTTTACACCCTCCCCAATATCAGGAGGTGAATAACGGCTTTCGCCGTGTATTCTTAGGTCAGCCAATCAAGCGAGTTCATCGCTGCGGCGTTCACAGTTGCACCTGCGTACCTCGCGGAAGGCAGGAAGTTCACAGTACCCGCTGATAACTTGGTACTGTAAGGATCAACAAAGATTGACAGGTTCCGGCGTTCTACCCAAAAGATCGCTTCGTCAAAGTTACAGAAGGTGATACCTTCGTTGTTGGTTGCGCCTGATTTCATCGCTACCCAGTTTGAGTTAGTGTAAACTGGATGATTCATCAAAACCTCACCAGCTTCACCCATTGACATGGGATTGAAACCAAACTCACCGTATGCACGGGGCGAAGCAATGAGCATTGCCCGGACATACGCCAGAGTAGCATCATTACAAATAAAAGCCGCTCCATCTCGGTATTCTTGTGCTAGACCATAGTAGAGGGCAGTCATTTCACCGTCTACTATCACATCGGTTGTAGCCTGTGCAGTTCCAGCAGTAGCATCACACAGAGTATGCAAATCAAGGTTCTTTGAAAGAGCAATGGCTTTGGCACAAGCCTTGATCAACCACTGTTGGAACAAGTCCTGATCTTCCAGGGCCTCTTCAGTGACACTTACAAAGTTGCCGACTTTCTGCATGGTAATTGCCGTATTGACGAACTCTGGTGAGTTCTCAGTATATGCGCCAGCTTCAGCAATATCTGCCAAGGCGACCATTGCAGTTACTTCAGTTGGTACATTGAATATCAGCCTGTTGGTAGTATAGATAGTCATAAGACCACGAGCGGCCAGTTTATCCACCAGGGAGTACTTACCCAGTAAAGCGTGGATCTGGTTGTGCATATCTTCAGGTACCATTGACTGAAGCTCGTCTGCTTCAGTTTCCTCCAGGGGTGTGGTAACACGCATGGCAGGCACGCCACCACCAAACACGGAACGGGCGTCTTCAATTAGAGCCCTGGTAAAAGCAAAGTTCTCTTCCTTGACCGCATCCTTCCGGGCTTCCTTGTCATCGATCTTATTGATGTTGAAAGTACTGCGGTACTTTGGAGTGCCTTTCAATTCTGCCAAGACTTCAGCTCGCATAGCTTCCTTAGCTTCTTCCTGGGCTTTCTTTTCTGCCTCTTTTTCAATGAGGGTTTCTTCCACAGCAGCTTTGATTTTGTCTTTCATTTTATTATCCTTTTCTAAAGTTCTTTTTGAGTTATCTACCTCGTCCTCCTTATCCTCTCCGGCCTCGAAGTCTTCTGGTAGATCTATTCCTATTTCATTATATAACGCCCTGAGCGGTAATACTATCGCATCATCACTGACTGGCACCCTGTCATCACCGCCGTCAAATACTGACAGCTCGGCAATAGGCCAGCAGTATACTTCCCCCGTCACATCATCGTGACGCTCAAGGTAGTTCACAGATCCAGTACTTGCCCTGGCCGTACCCTCAAGGGCTGCTTTCCAGGTGCGGTCTGATAGCTCATCATCACCCAGCTCTGCCCGCATCCATAAACCCCGACTGTCTATCTTGGTAGCTTCTGCAGTGCCAATAGAGAACGGCATGC